TCGATACAAAGCAGTCCATTGAGAGCGTACTTTCGAGCATAGGATGAGGAGCTACCAGTAATTTGGCTTTCGTCCATACCTTTTTTTGTTTCTGCTTCACGAGCAAACCCCACGGAGTCAGCGATTTTTGTGCCCTCACTCAATAACATTGCAATCGATTTTACATATACACGACCCTCAATGCTTACGACATCATCGCTAAGAATTAACGCACAATTGTGCTTTTTAAGTAAAGGCTTTACAGCCTCTAAAATATCTTCGGCACTGCGGTATGCGTAGTTGCCAAAGTTATTGCGTTGTCCCTTGGGAGCTTTTAACTCCGTTTGGATTTCTGATAGTATGTTTTTATTTTCCATTAGTAATAAGTTTACGATATAAAGATGTTCTCTGTTTTGAGTTAGTGCAAGCTTTTATTTCACTTTTTTTCGCTTTTAGCATTTTTAATGCAAACACCTGATCCTCAAGAACTAAGCGATTAAACCTAGACGCTAATTGCTTTAATCCCACTGGATGAAGGTAATCTGTATCACCTTGATCCAAGTAATCCGCAATGTTTCTTAGCACTTCCGATAAGCTCAATTCGGAGCTTGTGCCGAAGCGTCTAAAGCTATTCTCAACACGACCCAAGAAGGTGTTGCCCTCCATTGATATAACTCCGCGAACCATACCACTCACATGATTGTGATCCACACAGGGATTAAAGCATCCAGTCTTCATCACTGGACACTCCTTTGGTAGATTCTCGTTTCGGTATTGGGCTAATTGGGAATGCTTTAGATACTTCATGTTTTTCTATATCGGTTATTGTTATGATTAGGTTACGCTTAGTCGCCATAGTAGTTTCTTTGCCTTTTCTGGCTTTGCCAAAAGCAAACTTGATGGCGTTCGCCTCCGAGTTAGCTATCTTCCAAGTCCCGTGAACAAAGTCCTTACCTAACTCCCTATACTTTATTAGATAGGCTTTCACTAGACATTCATGAAGTCCATCCAATATAATTCGGAGGTTAGCTTGAAGCGTTCAATGCCCTTCTGCATTTGCTTCCAAGTCCACTCCTTGTGATAATGCTTCTTGGATCTGATATCCACGCACACGCTCATGATTGTAGGTAGATACTCTAAGTCCCACATCCTAGCTAGCATCCAACTCTCGATAGCTAGCTGAGTGCAGTCCTTCTTTTCGTAGAATTTACCACCGCGACCCTTGCAGTCACGGCACTTGTAGTCAGCCATGAAATACTTACCATCAGTTAGCTTGCCAATGAAGTCCACTGAGCCAGCAACCTTGATCTCTTCGTCCCAAGTAATTAACTCACTGGCTACGGGTTCGATTCGTTCGTCGTTAATATATTTGATGAAGGGTTCAGCCCACTCATCCCATTCGGAGTTCATCTTGGGTTTCTTGTTAGCTATAATAGCATTCGTGTGATCCTCCAATCGACCATGAACGGTTGTCCCGAACTCAGAGGATGTTATCTCTTCACCGTCAATGGGAGAAATACGCATACCATACTTACGTGTTTCAATCTCTCGCTGACTAGCATCGGGAAATTCCCTAGCTAGCTTAATGTATTGCTCTGGAGACCAGATGCCATCCAAAAATGGATCCTTGATAATACCCATGACAGTTGTCACCGATGGATAAGCACCGATTTTCTTGGCTTGTGATGGTGTTGCGGCTTTCGTTAGAAAGGGTTCGTTGTCGCAGTTGTAGAAATGGCTCATAATTAGAAGGGTGCTATATTTATTGTATTATTATTGTATACTGGTATTGGTGTTGCAGTTTTGTTATGGGTTGTTGCAGTTTTGTTACTGGCTTTTACAGATTTGTAAACGGCTTTTGTCCATCTCTTATCCTGCTTCACTTCATTCAGTATGCTAGTAGAAAGGCTATACCAACGAGTTTTGTCGTAAGCCATTCGATTAAATGAGTCGCTAACCAATACGGATTGCTTCTCAAGGTTCTTAAGGGTTCTCCATATCTGCATATCGGAGAAGAAAGGAAAAATTGAACGCCAACCCTCTCTGGAGTTGAACGTCCAATGTTTTCCCTTGTGGTAGTTTCTTCCATCTTTTTCGTTTAGTAAAACGTAGTATATAACTTTATGCAGGATGATTGCCTCCTTAAGCCCGTACTTTGCAGCGTGGTCTTCCTCGAATGCAAGCATGGTAATTATCCCAGTAATTCCTTCATGTCCATGATGAACTCAAGACCCTCAAGCACTGACCGCCTGTCCTCGTATGGGTAGGATGAGATAATCAATGACGTTGCATCGTTGTAGAACTCTACAACCGCATCGCCCTCTGATGGATGACCAATGATATCCCAAGAGATGTTTTCATTGATCATGAAGTCCAGAATGTCAGACTTGCTTCGCTCCTTGGGAGTTTTAATCTCTTCGGGTTCAAGTTTCTCTCGTAGCTCATCCCTAAGAATATACTTTTCGCCCTGCAATAGATGACCAAAGTATTGCTCTTTGATGCAGTTATTTTTTCCAATTGCAATTACAATTGTTTCTGGGTGGTGGAATACCCCGTGTGTTTTTTCGTGTATCATATTTTTATTGGTTGGTTGGTTATGGTGGAGGTGGGAGGAGTTGAACCCCCGTGTCCTAGATAATCTAGGATCGAAACCCTTTCACCCCCTTCAGTGCATGAGATTGCAGATATGTAATAGGGTGTCAAATGTTTTTTTATAAAATGTTAGGATCGGACTTTGTCCATAGTAGTGCAGTGCCGTCCGAAGGAAATTTTTGGTACAAAAAAAGCCCGCACCCCGAAGGATGCGAGCTTAGTATTGATGTTTACCATCGTGCTCTGTCTGAATACTGATCGTTCCAGCAATAGTAACATAGTCCAGTGCGGAATACGTCATCGCTATTGCAAAGCTGGCAGCACTTGGGCTCAGGCTCCTTGGGCTCAGGCTCCTTGAGCGTAGCTACGGTAGCTAGCTGAATCTTCAGCATATCTATCGCCAAGTCTTCGATGAGCTCCCAGATGCCGTGTGGCTCCCACTCTTCAAATGGTTCCCACCTGTTGTCTCGGATGAAGTCCGTCACTTCTTGCTCGTCTAGCTCGAAAAAGTCCAATGGTAGCTCTTCGGTTAGGTAGAATTTTGATGCTCTTACATATGCTTGTATTTTATTCATGGTATTGATTTGGTTGGTTGGTTATCGGGTGAAGGCTACGGAGCAACTGATGTCGCCACGTACGCCCATATAAAGAACTACGCTGTCTGTAGTCCCGTGCTGCTTGGCTCGCAGCTCTGTGCATCCGCCGTAGCGACTGCGATTAACTGTGAGTCCCTTGCCCTCGGCTCGCAGTATGCGAGCACAAAAGAGGAAGTTTCTGATAGCATTTTTATTGGTCATAGTTTTTTATTGGTTGGTGTTGGTTAATTGGTGAGCTATTTCCATTTTGGAAACAGTTTGGTATTGTAGCTAGCTAGCTACTACCAACTATCACCATTGTCTGGTAGGTGGTCGAAGTGATTGTGAGCATCCCTGTAGCCTTCTTCAGCTTGGGGATAAGCTGCCTTTGCTTGTTCAACAGTGTCATACATATCCATGAATTGCTTCATAGTCTGACCCTCAAGCACTGACCCCTTCGGGTATTCCCCGAATTGATAAACGCTGAATTGACCGTATTGGTTTTTTTCGATTGTGGTTTCCATTTTATTAAAGGCGGTTTTACTGATCCGCAAACAGTTTGGTATTGTAGCTAGCTAGCTAGCTATCTATCTGTAGAAAATGTGGCGACCGATAACGACCGTCACTGTCATGTGCTTTGCCCAGTAGGGCTCGCAGTAATTTGCATGGTAGTGATCTGCTCCCAGTGTGTGGTTCGTCACATCGGATGCGACGATCACCTTGGCTGATCTCCATCTCGGATGCCTCTGGGCTATAGCTATCCCTCTAGCCAAGTCCATAGTATTCCAACATGAGAACTGCTTGTACTCCAAGCACACATCCCATGGCGTTAAGCTACGCTTGAGTGATCGATTGATGATCACCTCATGCACTGCTTCCATTGACCCGCTGGCATATTCGCCACCAGCCTCCAAGATGAGGGTAGCAGCGACGATGTCCGATGGCGTTTGACCTCTACCCGCCGCCACGAAGGCGACGAGCATGATCAAGATGTACGTTATGACTTCCATTGTTCTGTAGTTCATAATGATTAGTCCTTGAGGATTTCACGGAGGAGACGCTGAGCTAGCTCATTGGCATCACTGGCGATCACACTGCGACCGAAGTGCTTATCCATCCGCTTGCGACCCGAATCAAGAGCATATTGCTCACGCTCGATGTAAGCCGCGATAGCATTGATACCCATGTTGCGGTAGCTCTTGGTGTCGATGTCGTTATCACGTAGATAGCTATCGGTGAATACAATGGTTGTGGTGGATGCCTTGATCTTGGCGATGTGCGTCTTCATGCACGCCATGATGCCCTCGCCATTGCCAGACGGAAAGCGATCATTGACCCACTTGTCGGTATCATCCTTGCGAACCACATAGCTCTTGCAATTGTGATTGAATGAGCACGACAGGATTAGGTTGAGATCGATCAACTGCCTTTTAGCTAGCTCACGAAATGCTAGCACGAACTCACGACCACCATGCAATGCCCATGCATCACGCATGGAACCACTCATGTCAACGATCATGGTCACGCTACGCTTGCCATTGCTACGCTTGCGATTGATGAATGCACGATCACTGCCGCACATCGCCGCATTAGCGTGCAAGCGTGTTCCATTGCATGATAGGCGATTGCGAGTGACCTTAGCTGACTGAACGATGCTCTTCATGCATCGAGCGATGCGACCAACTTGCTGACCATTGATAGGCAACTCCTTGGAATACCATTGCTCTTTGGGTGTGTGCTGGGATTCGGCTTTCATCTTGTCCAGACCAGTTGGATTGATCGTTGGCTGGTCGGACTTCTTTTCGTCGGACTTACCATTGATCACTGAGTCTGAATATTTTGGGTCTACCTCTTTACCGAATAGCTCCACCCATTCTTGCACGATGGGTATCAAGCATTGGCTGGTCAGTGCATCGCACGCTCTGCGATAGAATTTAAGGATGACCAAGCGTGTTAGGCGATCCTTACCCTTGACTGTGACCTTCTCAGTTCCTACCCACTTTGGCACATATGCACTGGCTTGCTTCTTGATGCCAGCTTCATTGGTTTTGATTGCCCATAGTAATGATGATGCAGAGTTATATGCCGCATCGACATCTTGGTAGTTGACCCATCTGAATGCACCATCGCCATCTTTGCGTGTAGCACTGGCGTATTCGATGCGGATATCCTCGAATAGGTTCCACAGGCGAAACGGTAGGTTGCGTGCTTCAAGTTGATCAGCTACGTCAGTGTCTCGGCAGGTTAGTCTACCGTGCTCTGTCTCATGTCGGATGACCAGCTCGACAAACTTCTTAAGCTTGGCATCGTTGGCTTTCGTCGATGAGTTGCAGATGGTATCCAGCTTGGTTCCAACCTTGATGACGTGCTTGTCGCCTTGGAATGACCAGCACGCTGTTGGCACACTGTCATCGATGCTGATGGTGCAACGCTTACCAGTTGCGTTCACCATGCGAGTGAGCACTCCACCCTTCTGTCTGCCTACGATTTTACGCGAGCAGGTACTGATTGCTTTTTTGATTATCGTTTTCATTTTTTATATATGCTTTGATTTGTTAGTTAATTGATTAGCTACGCTAGCATTGTAGCTAGCTCGGCGACACCATTGATGGAATCCAGTGTGATATCACCCGTATCTGAATCCCATGCTTTGAGACCATCTAGACCATTGGCACACATCCACATCAGCACACTCGCACCCGTGTTGTCACTGCTGTGAGTGCATGCTGTTTCAAGGTTGCGGATGTCCAATGATGTCAGCAGTTGTCCACTGGCTTTCATCTCCCGACTGCGTTCCATTGCCATTGCGAATCGACCACCCAGATCAGCGGCATCAGTGATACCAAACTTGGTAGCTACGCTGGTAGCTATGTTGGCGACCATGGCTGAATCGAATTGCACGTGCTTGAACAGGAATCGTGATCTGAATGCTTCTGGTGGAATCACTTCGCATAGGTTAGTTGCACAAATGATATGCAGATTGTCCATATCACAGGTCAGAGTTTCAAGCACACCTTTGTCATTGTGCTTGGTCGTTAGCTTATAGCGTTTGATGCCATCCGCATCTGGCTGTGGTGCTAGGAAATCCAGCATTTTCTCCATGACCTTGGGCGATAAGCGGAAGACTTCATCCAAAAAGAATAGCACGCTCTCACCTTTACTGGCTAATCGCACTGCGTTAGCTAGCTTGCCATCTGATACGATGAAACCATTGCCATCTTCTCTGGGTGTCGCACCACCAATGATCTCATGCCATTCGTCCATGTCATCAGAGCATCCATGTGTGATACAATGATCGTATGATTGCCCCAGCAGTGAGATGCTGTAGCTTTTACCATAGCTAGGTGGTGCTGAGATGCACACCTTGGTTGGATTCGCTGATCCACTATCGTAATATGGCTGGATCAATTCCAGTATGGGATTATTGCCAGATGCCACAGCCACAGCCAATGGTAGTCTGCTGGATGTCCCACCCTTCATTGCGTCCGCAATCTTGTCCAGTGTATCAGCCAAGGGCGACAGTGCATCCACTTGATTCTGCATTTTTTCTAGGCTCGGCGACACATCGTTAGCAATTGCGTCCTGCACTGCATCGCGGACTTTATCCATGTCTACGGATGCTGATCTACCTCCCAGTAAATCCTGCAATGCACGTAGCGTGTCCTCTGCCTCTGTCGATGCTGGTGCTGGTGCTGGTGCTGGTGCTGGTGTGCTATCACCCATGACAGCCACAGGATCACCACCCAAATCAGTGACCCACTGTTTGAGTTGTGCTTGGGAAGCATCTGCTATCTGGCGACCAGTTATGCCCAGTGTGCTGGATGCGTTGTTGCTCGTTAGGTATTGGCGTAGTTTTGTATTGTTATTCATATCGTTATCTATTGGTATTTTTGCTAGTTGCTGATGGTCTCATCAGTGACAGAGATACTGCCAGACGCACTCAGTGCGTTTCGACCTGTTAATC